CAGGTAATGCAGCACGCTGTGGACGCGGGACGTCGTGACACTGAGGCGGCGCGCGATCTCGCGGGCGGGCACCGCCTCTGCGGCGAGCGCCGACACGGGCGTATCGAGGCTGTCATCACGCCGCGTCATCGTCGGCCCCCTTATGGACCGGGCAACGGTTGCAGGCGCGGTACATCGTGACGGTAAGCGAATTCACATTCTCGAACTGCGCCGCCTTGGATCGCCACTTGCGACAGACCTGTTTGCCGATCTCGCCCAAGGCGGGGCAGTCGACCACCGCGCGCATGAAATGGCCGCGCACGACGTCCTCGACGATGCTGGTGTCAGCCGGATAGCGGTTGCGCAGGATGTTCGACACAAGGGTCGCGCTGCGCTCCATCTTGACCGCGACCTTGTTCTGGCTGGTCTCGTCGCAGGCGCGCGCCAAGGCGGCCACCCAATCGGGCAAATCCTCGCCCCAGAATTCCCGGGCCGTGTCGAGCGCGCTCATGCTGCACCACCTTTCGCGGGGGCAAATTCGCCGGTGTTGGGATCGAGAATGCCAGCCAGACGCACGGGTTTGGGCGCGCGCGGGCCGGTATCCTCGACCAAGCGATAGAGCGCTTCGCGGCGACCGGGAATGGCCATTTCGACCACGCGCAGATGTTCGGAGGCGAGAAGCTGGCGGCAATAGGCGCGCGCCTTCTCGACGGTGACGGCGACGCCGCCCGCGTTGGCATGGGCTGCGATATCGACGGGGCTGAAACTATGCCGCAGCGTGCGCATGGCGCGCCACATATTGCCCTCGGGTGTTGCCTCGCCAGAGACCGGCTGCGGGCCGGGCAGGGGGCGGTCTGTGGGGGCATACCAGCGTTTGCCATTGCGGGTGACGCGGCTCACGCGGATCTTGCCCGCGTCCCGCCAGTGGCGCAGGTAGCGCACGGCAGTCTCGCGGCTGCAGCCGAGCCGGGACACGGCCTGCCAGTCAAACTCCTCAAGCTCGCGGACCTGCGTCCAAAGGCGATCAAAGAGGTCACTCATGCCCGGCCCGCCTTCTTCTCAGCCGCGAGCGGCACGATCTTTTCGGGGGCGAGTGGGGCGGCGAGGCGGAAATCATCGACACGGCGCACCGCAGGAGGTTGCCCGGTCTCGAAGGCCCGGTTGCCCCAAAGCTCGAGGTCGGCCAGACGCCGCCCCCGGCCCATGGCCAGTTCCTTGGCACGTGCCAGATTGATCGCCACCCGGCGGATCGAGCCGCCCGAGGCGTCGACGATGGCTCCGAGCAGGTCAGCGCCGACGTCGATACCAGCCGCGTAGATTGGCGCGAGCTTTTCTGCGTCCGGCAGGTTGCAGGCGAGGGCGGGTTCCCATGCGAGTTGGCGGTTGTGGATGTTCTCCCAGCGGGTCAGATCCTGCGGCAGCTTTTCTTCGCCGACCAGAATGACCGGGGCCTGACAGCTCTCGTAAATGTCGCGGGCCAGCTCGATCATCCGCTTGCGCAGGAGATATTGCGCGTCGTCGATGATGAGCGGGCGGTCATTGCGTGCAAGCTGTGCGCCGATTGCATCGACCATGGCGGCCACGCCGCGTTGCGATGGCAGGCCGATCTCGCGCAGGATCGCTTGCGCCAGATAGGTTGGTGTCCAGCAGTCTTTGACCTGGACAACATGGGCCTGATATTCATTGGCCGCGACTGTCACGGCGGTCGTCTTGCCCCAGCCGGATGGGCCATAGAACGTGGCCATGCCGGGCAGGCCAAAGGCGCGGGACTGGACGCGCTCAACGAGGCCGATCAGCGCTGCGACGTTTCGCAGGGGCGCAATGGAAGGGGTCATGCTGCTCTCCTTTTCTTGTTACTCTTGGGCACCGAAGCGGCGCTCCATGCGCAGCTGGGCGCGGTAGTCGGAACTCTGTTGGTAGTCGGCCAGCCAATCGGCCTGTGCCTGCGTGAGTGTCTCGCCTTCCGCCTGCGCGCTCTCAAGAGCGCGGGCACGCAGAAACAGGGCCTTGGGATCGTCTTCATCGACCTCAACGGGGCGTGCGCGATGCTCAGCTAGGCGCGTCACGCGGGCCTCAAGCGCTGCTTCGCGCTCTATCTCCTCGACGCTCTGCGCGCGCCGCCGTTTTGGGGCGGCCTTATGCGGTGTCACCAGCTGATGCACCTGCGCCTCGGGCAGGGGTTCGTCTGCCGCCAGCCCCGAGGCTGCGCGCACACGTGCGGCCACCTCTGCCGCCGTCAACTCGCGCGCGGCCTTGGCCTCGTCGCGCTGCGCACGCATCCACGTCTTGCGCTTTCGGTTGTGATCGCGTGCGGCCCCAACGTCGCGGAACTTGGCGTCCTTGAGACACTTGGCATGGCCGAGGTACCGGCCCGCCAGATCATAAACCTCGAGCCCGGCTGTCAAATCATCCGCGTCGAACCGCGCTACCACCTTTTCCCCTGCGATCCGGTACATCCACTCGGACCAGTATTCCGTGTCGTAGAGTTTCAGCGCGCCGTTGCTGGTCTTGGCCCGCACTCCCTCGGCCCGCAGGAGCCAGAGGCGCAGCTGCTCGTCGGTCGCGCGCTTGATCGTGGCGCGCGCATAGCCCTCGTTGAAGACCTCATTGAACGACCGTCCCATGGCAACTTCACTGCGCCGCCCGGGGCGGGCGTTGTGATGCGCAAGCTCTTCCTCCAACACGAGGCGGAACTCGTCGAGCGGGATGGCGCGGGAGCCGTAATCTTCAGGCTTTGCCGTTGGCTTGTTGCCCGTATAGGCCCCGTCAAAGGCGGGGTGTTTGGCCACCCGGTCGCAGAGGTCGCGAAAGGCGCGCTCGATAGGTTTGGATTGCCCGGAATAGGGCGTGGCCCAGTGGACATGCACGCCCAAGAGCGGGAGCAGCCCGGGAATATCCTCGTCCGTGACCTTGAACCGAAACCGGGTTGGCGTGCCGCCCGTCATCGCCTTGGCGGCAAATTCCCGGCCATTGTCGATCAGAACTGATTGCGGGATGCCATAGGTCCGGATCAGGTCACCGGTCACAAGCTGCACGGTGTGGCTGTTGGCCGTGTCCGACAGACGCCATGCCAAGAGCTTGCCGGAATAGACGTCCGACCAGACCATCATCTGCGGCCGCACAGGCGTGTCGATGCCGGGCCAGCGCACGAACACGTCGAACTTGTGGTAATCGCCCTGCACGCATTCGAGCGGGACCATGAAGGCCTTGCTGCGCACCTGCGCGGGATAGAGGCGGCGGAGTGCCTCCTCGCCCTTGCGCAGGTAGGTTTCTGTCGGTGCCGAGACGTTGGCCTTGATCCAGCGCCGCACCTGGTGAAGGGGAGGCACGGTGCTGTTGCGCCGCTCGGAGGTCCAGACGCGCACGGCGCGGTCATAGCAACTGGTGAGCGAGGGTTGCGACAGGCGCAGCCAATCGCTGCGCACCAGCGCCAGAAAGGCCGGGTCGATATCGCCCCGTTGGGCGGGAGCACGCCGCACTGCGCGCCCGTCGATCAGGTAAGCCAGCCGGTCGGCGGGGGCCGCTCCCTCGACCTGCCCGAGGTAATTCCAGAGAGATTTCTCGGACCGTCCCAGCTTGTGCGCGACCTCGCGCACGGCCGCGGAGCGGGTCAACCCGGCCCCTTCCAACAATTCGACCTCGGCAACGGCCTCTAGCCGCGCCTCGGCCTCAGTGCGGGCCTTGTCGCCCGCCGCTGCATAGCGTTCCCACGCCTCGTCTTTGCCGGATTTCTCCTCCGGGGCTTTGACCAGATCGGCGCTAAGTCGCATGCGGGCGCGCAACGGCAGCACGCTCCAGTGATATTCAACGCCGCCACCGGCCCCCTTGCGCCGCCGGACCTTACCCGCGTGCCGCGCCCAGCCCTCGCGTTGCGCCAACAGATTGACCTTGCGCTTGGTGCCGGGCAGGTCGGGCAACCCAGCCTCGGCCAGCTCAGCCGCACTCCACCACTCCTGCGCAGGGGCCGGGCCAGTCATGCCGCATCCCCTTGGTCAAGCTCGCCGAACAACGCCGCAACCTCTGCGCCGCGTTCCTCGAGGAATGCCCGGCGCTCGCGCTTGCCCGCGCGGTCCCAAGCGTCGAGTAGGCGCGACAGCTTCTGGTCTTTATCGCTCGCCGGGGCTGGAGCCTCGCCGCGTGCTGCAAGGTAAGCCTTTCGTGCTGCCCCCGCATTCTTGACCAGCCCCTCAGAGAGCGCTTCCACAACATAGTTGCGCTCCTCTGTGCCGACGATCTTTCTGAGCGCCAGCAAGTCATTCAGACGGAGGGCCGGCGAGTGTTTAAGGGCTTCGTATTCTTCGCGTGAAAGAGACGCTCCGGCTGCCATTATATTATAGACTTGGCGGGTTTTGATGCCCCGAGCTGTGGCGATGGTTTGTGCAAGTGCACTGAAATGCAGTTGCATCCAACGTCCTGCAGCCCCAGCTGATCCTTGCCGCATTTCGGGATGGATTTTCTGGATCATCTCCCGGCGCGTGGCCAAAAAGTAGGCGTCATCAAGGACGGTCATGGGTTGACCCATGAGGTTGCCGTCGATCTCCATAAGTCGCGCTTCTGCGTCGTTACAGCGAACCAAATCGACAGGAATTGAAGTCTTGCCCAGCTCCCTCATCGCGGCAAGCCTGTGGGCGCCGTCTATGAGATAATCTCCATCTTTCTTGCGGCGAACCCGGATGCTGCCGCTGAACCCGGTTTCCCTTATAGCTTCAACGAGATTGGCAATGCCGTCTGGAGATGTGTCACGTAACCGATCCTCGACCTTGATCGCGTCTATCGGCAATTCGGTGATTGTGGACAGGTGTTCAATCATTAGCCCACCATCTGGGCGTCGAGCCCGGCGCAATTGGTGCGGCAGTTGCCGCACATGCGGTGTCCCAATCCCGTTGACCAGAACTCGGTGCCGCAAGTCAGGCAGGGGCGGTTACGGGCGTGCTTGGATTTGGCTGTCTCGTTCTCCATCCGGTCTTGGGCGCGCAGGGCGATATCGCGGTTGCTGAACGCGCCAGATAAGCGCTCCTTACCGTCGAAAACGGCGTATCCATGGCCCCATCTTTGCACATGCAGGCTCATCCCGCTCACCCTCCGAAACTCGCGACGGCAAAGAGCAGGACGAACAGCGCCATAACCCCCACTACATCGCCAATGACAGAAAAAACGCCCCGGCCGGAGCAAGCAGATTGGGCACAGCCGGGGCGCAGTGACCGCGCAGCGCACAGGCCAGCACGCGCGCGGAGACGAAATTTATGGGCAAGGCGGCGGATCATCGGGCACGCTCCAGAACGAACGCTTCCTTGCGGATCGACAACTCATGATCCTCGGCCAAGCGACTGAGGCGCATCAGCGGCAGCGCACAGCACGGCTCGTCGATGTCGCGCACCAACTGCAAAGCCAGCGCCACGCGCTGCGCCTGCGGGATGGCCGCGATCTCAGCCTGCAACTGCCCGGCATCGGGAATGAGATCGGATAACCGCATCACATTAAATCCTCTGTTGAAGGGGGTGTTTCAGGGGCGGCACCTTGGCGCAGAACCGCGACAGACAGGCCCGCAGCGACTACGGCCCAGAAGACGAGGGCGAGCAGCAGGGCTATCGCAAAGCCGCTTCCGGGGGGAAGGTTGCCTTCGGGGTCGGGGCGCGGGCTCATGCGGCATCCTCCTGTTTGGCGGATGGACGGGGGATGTCGCGGGGCCATTCGAGGTCCCGGTCCCAATTCTCGTCGAACCAAGCGAGCAAGCGCTCGGCTGTCGCAGTGCGGCAATCCCAGCCGCACTCGATCATTTTCTTGAAGAAATCGCCCTTACCCAAGGCGCGCATGGAGATCGCATAGTGCGTGACCCCGCGATGCGCGGCGAGCGTGGTGGCGAGTGTTATAAGGGCGTCTCTCTGTTTCATGAGGAGAGTATAGCCACTACTAGCCCGGCAATACAAGCCTGTAGTAGCTTTATGTTTACGAATTGGCCATTACTGGCTATCGTGACCAGATGGATGTGATTCTTAACCAGATCGATGAGGCCCTGAAAAAGAAGGGCTATTCAGACGCGAAAGCCTCGCGGCTCGCGGTCGGTCATCCGTCTTTGATTAAGAACTTTCGAATGAAGCGCGACGGCGACAAACGATACAATTGGGCTTCACTGGAGCGGCTAGCCGAAGTACTTGATCTAGAGCTATATTTTGGTCCGCCGCGCGAAGTGGGGGCTGTATACACTACCCAGATCGACCACGAAGATTTCGCCGCAATCCCGCGCGTTGACGCGCGGCTGGCGGCGGGGGCAGGGGCCTTGAACGGCGATGTCAGCCTGCAAGGCGCACTGGCCTTTCGCCAGAACTGGTTGCGCGAGCGGGGTATTTCACCTGCGCAGGCGTGTCTGCTCACCGTTGCGGGTGACAGCATGGCCCCGACCCTGAACGACGGCGACCTTGTCATGATCGACGAGCGCCGCACCACGATCCGCAACCGCCACGTCTACGCCTTCGTCGACACCGATGGCAGCGCCCGCGTCAAGCGCCTCGACCTGGTCGACAACGAGATGATGGTGCTGACCTCCGACAACCCGATCCACCCGACCGAAACCCGCCGTGGCCCCGACATGAACCGCATGCGCGTCCTGGGCGAGATCGTGTGGTCAGCGCATGCGTGGTGAGGGCTTCGTTAAGATGAATATTACCGATGCTTCGACAACAGGGGCGGGAAAGCCGACTTTCGCTGCGCCCGGGACCTCGACAGCACCCGGGGCGGAAACCGGACCTTGCCGATATTCCACCGACGGCTACAATGACCCAAAGTAAAGGGTTAAACATGGCCATTCCACTCACTCCTCCAAACAACAAACGCAATTACATAGACGCAGGGTTTCATGGTATCTTGGCGGTTCTGGAAGCACTAAGCCCCGCCGGTCCAAACATTCCGAATGTTCTCTCAAATCTGAAATCCGGGTTCAGCGCACTTTCGGGCACGGCACAGGACGAGCCGGGGCAACGGGCTTGGATCTGGGCTTTTAAGACGATCAGTTACGCGGTTAGTGATGTGCTAAAGGCTGAGCGCATCAAAGCTCCACTGTCAGGGAAGAAAGATGAAGCGGTCAGTGAATTTCTCGAGACTGCGGCGCAGTTCGATGGACAAGAGCTTGATGCCCTTACGCTGACAAACCCAGGTCTTTCGCCTCTGTTCAATAAAGCGCATCAAGCTCTCGGAGCCATGCTCCTGAAGGCGACAACCAGTATGGATCTCGAAATCGATACGCTTGAGGAACGTTTCAGACGTGCCTTGCGAACTGGTTCAAATCGAACACTCTGCGAGGATCCCAGCTATTTTCGGGTTCTCGAAGATGGGCTTACAGGACTTGGGGGCGAAAGTGCTCGACGCGACGGACATTGGGCACGCCATGCATATTGGGTTTCCCATCAATATACGGATGCACCGATATTCTCTCCAGATGAGGCCGAAGTCATTCCGCTTGAAGCTGTCTACCTGCCGCCTCGGTGCTTTTGGCACCAAATTGAAAAATTCCAAAAAGAGGATGGTTCTGAAACAGAGCGTAAGACCGCACATGTAGCTGAGCTACATAAGGCGACGCATACTTGGATGGCTGGAAATGCTCAACAAGATCCTGTCCGTGTAGTTACCGGGGGGCCGGGAAGTGGGAAGTCCTCTTTCGCGCGCGCCTTCGCACATGAGGTGATTGAACAGGGCGTTCATCGCGTACTATTCATACAGCTTCAGCACATGGTTCTGTCTGGCTCACTACATGATGATATAGCGCGCTATGTCGACCGCCGCGATACCTCGACAGGCAAACACGGCAGCCCGGGCTTGCCCGGAAGTCCCCTGGATTGGCGCAAAACAGATGAGTTACCTATTCTAATCATCTTCGATGGACTGGACGAGCTATCAACTAAAGAAGAAGACGGGGAGCGCTACGCCAGAGAACTTCTGCTTGCCCTTAAACTAATGCTTTCACCTCTAAACACAGATGGCACCCCTATTCGGGCACTTGTGCTGGGTCGTAATCTGGCTTGTGAAGGCGCAATGAAGGCTTCCAATATTCCGGTGCAGCACATGCTCAACGTTGCGCCGATCGCAAAGATGACTAACGAAACATGTATGATGCCCTCACAGGCTGATGATGAAATCGAAGACCCTGATGGCCTGATGAGTAATGATCAGCGGGCAACCTATTGGCGGAAATGGGCGACTCTCAAGGATCTTGATCCAGAGAAAATACCAGCTGCAGTTACCGCTGACAGCATGAGAGAGCTTAATGTTGAGCCCCTTCTATTGCACCTTTTGGTGATCTCAAAATACAGTAGTGACGATTGGGAAATAGCGGCTGATAATAAGAACGTTGTTTATGAGGATATCCTCCAGAAAATATTCGAACGAAACAAAGAGAAAGATCACTTCGTCGCCGCGGGTGTAAATGAGGAGCTATTCTTTGAGCTGATGGAATGTCTTGGCATTGCTGCTTGGCGTGGAAACGGGCGCACAGGAGATGAAGACGACTTTCGCCAAATTCGTAAATTGCACCTTGGGCGTGAAAAGAAATTTAAGGACTTTCCTGCGGCAAACCTTAAATCAGTGGCTCTCAACATTCATACCCGTGCTGGGCAAGGCGACGCGGACAGCGGATTCGAATTTATTCATAAGAGCTTTGGCGAATATCTTGCTGCTCGTGGTCTGTTATCGCACGCCCTGAAGGTTGCAAAAGAATTGGAAGACGCGGAAGCTGAAGACGTTGAGCAGAGATGGAGTCAGATTATTGGATCTGGTGAACTGACAACTGAGATCATAGATTTTCTTTATGATGAGGCGCGTGAGAAGTTAACGTCCGAGACTGCGCTCGGCCCTAAAAATGCTTTGACTGAATTGCTGGGGTGGACACTCAGTAATGGTTTTTCTGTTCATAAAATGGCCCCCGAAGCACAATGGACCGATCTGGTTTTCCGACATCGTTGTGCGATTACTGCGCTCATGGCATGCACTTCCTCGTTGGCTACGGCTATCCCGATAGGAGATTGGAGTACCATAGAGTTTAATACACCTTGGACCGTGAATATCGATTGGCCAAATACCGATAGGCTTAGCACGAAATCACTTCTCAACGAAATGGGTCTCACCGACGAAAAAATAGTCGTAAAGGTCCTCCGCAGGATCAATCTTGCGGAGCAACGCCTTTGGAACCAAAGTTTGAGCCGAGCAAACTTAGAAGGTGCCGATCTTAGGTCAACGACGATCATATGGTCCACATTAATAGGGTCCAACCTAAAAGGGGCCAGCCTCGAATATACGGATGGAGTAAAAGCAAGTTTAATTGGTACACATTTGAAGGAATGCGACCTATCAAAGTCGACCTTTGATAACGCGATGTTTGAGGGTGTCAGTATGCGCGGGTGCGATCTAAGAAACGCAAGTTTCCGCGATATTGATGCTTCAAGCACCAGAAGTCATTTTGCACTTAACATATACGACAATGAGCGCGTGAAGGGCTCCATTGATCTAGAAGGTGCTCATCTTGAAAATACAGACTTTTCGGGCGCAGATCTTTCTGGGGTAGTTAACCTATCACTTTCTGCGTTAAATTCTGCAGTCGGCACCATTGGAACAAAGCTTCCAGATTACATAAATCGAGAAAAAGTTGTATGGTTGATGGAAGGAAACGCCCAAGAAAAGCGGGCGCCTAACGCTTATCAACACGCTGCGAGGAACCGAGGCCGTAGACGGCCTAGACATGTCAGCATCCCTTCGATGTAAGTATTCCGAGGCTCGCTTAAGAAAGGGAAAATGACGAAAATTTACTACATCGTATTGGCGCGTAGCGCCAATATAGCTGCCTTTTAACCTGCTGGAAATGGGTATGCTGCGGGGTTGTATACACCGCTCCTGCAAGAAATCCGAACAGGGAAAAAAGTACTTCGTGCAACTTGAACGTCCTCTATAACTTTCAACCCTACATTCATGTTTGAACCTGAATTTTTTAATCATGCGCTCTTGGACTAAGATGCTCGCGCGGGACTGGCGCTTGATGCGGTCGTTCGACCTTCTGATTTGACGTTGTTTTCGTGTTTCGGGGTTCGTGCTGCAACGAAAGTCCGCAATGACGGGCCGCAGTTAGCATTTCAAACAGCGGGCAATGGCAGCTTAGGGCCGCTAGCGACACCCGAACTCGTCCTTGAAACCCCGCACCCGCGCAAGCGAACTGGCGGAGCTTTGGCCGCAGACTGTCTCACAGGGTACGCCGTCACGATCTCCATCCGCGCGGCTGTAGCCACAAACGCACCATTGATAGACGGCTTCGCGGCAACTGCTGACTTGCCCGCAAGTCCGGCCGCAGGCATAGCGTTGCGCCAGCTGATAGGAGCCGTCATGCGGCGTGGATTGCGTCTGCGCGAAACCAAGCGTGGAAGATATTCCGAACAGCGCGACGGCTAGGAACAAGCGCCTCAATGTCAT